TTCAGAAAGAGAATGAAAATATATTAGATGATATTGCAACTCTAGTCAAGGGAATGAAAGGGGAACCCATGACTAGACGAGAAGTCTTACGTGGTGGTAAAGCAGCAGCACAAGTTATTGGTACACCTAAACCAAAATTAATTACTGATAAGGTAGACACACCTATTCCTGTTGATGATTTTGCTGATTATGAATCAAATTTTGTAAACAGTATAGCTGATAAAGTATTTAATATTTGGAAGGATAATGAAAAAGGTATATTACGTAATATTCATTATACTGGTAATCCAGACAGAGAACCAAAAAAGGAAGATGTATCTCCACACGAGGAGCAAGCTTTTGAAGATGATTGGAGAATGTCAATTGTATATGAAACTTTACCGAAGAAAGAAGTAGTTGATGATGCATGGTATAAAGAAACAGGAGAAGTTTTTAATAGACCACGCTTGATACCTGATACTAGAATGGAATGGGATAATAGTAGAAAAGAATGGGTATGGGATTATGTAGATCCACCAACTAGCGAAGAAATCAAAGAAGCGGGAAGAGGACACTTTAGTGATTGGGAACATATAATAGATGAAGTTTATTCTGGAACAGATTTTGAAACAACTCCTGATAAAGACGGAAACAAACGCTATATGGATGACGTTCCTTATGATTCAGTTGGAGAGATGCATTATCAAGAAGGCATGAAGACTGCTAAAGAATTTGAAAAATATATTAGAATGTTAAAAGATAAATTTGGTTTACAACGATATGAAATATATGATTTATGGAACTTAGGGGCAAGGAGATATTTAGATAAGTAAACAAGATTACATAGAACTAAGAGAGAAACTTTTTGAACAAGCTATAGTCAAAGCTCGTACCAACTTCTTTACTTTTGTTAAGATCATGGCTCCGTATTTAATTGCGGATTTTAAAATAGGTAGACATATAGAATTATTATCTAACAAACTACAAAAGGTAGAAGAAGGTGAGATTAAAAGGATCATGGTATTTCTTCCACCACGGTCTACTAAATCTGTAATTTGTTCAAAGATGTTTCCAGCTTGGTATATGGGAAAACATGCCAACCACGAGATACTTTCTGTTTCTCACTCTGATCAACTTGCTGCTGATTTTGGTAGGGCTGTTCGTGACCTTGTAAATACGGATTTGTATAAAGAGATATTTCCTGCTACAACTTTAAGATCAGATGTTCGCGCTGCCGGTAAATGGCAGACCAATCAGAATGGTGTTTATATAGCGGCTGGTGTTCGTTCACAGATTGCTGGTCGTGGTTGTCACGTAGCACTTCTTGATGATGTTATGTCAGAAGAAGATGCCTTCTCAGAAGCTGGTCGTAGATACATTAAGGAATGGTATCCTGCTGGTTTACGAACACGTTTAATGCCGAATGGTAGTGTTGTAATCATAAACACGAGATATCATGAAGATGATATTTGCGGCTGGCTTCTTTCTATGGAAGCACAAAGAAAAAAAGATTCGATCTTTGATTCGGAAGAAGATGATATAGAGATTGATAATTGGGAAGTTATAAAAATTCCTGCTTGGCTTGATACTCCTTCATCTGAACTTCTAGGATTACCGGAAGGTACTTCTTATTTTCCAGAGTGGAAACCAGATGCTTTATTAAAAAAAGATGAGATTGAAATCCGTTCACAGAACGGTAGTAAGTATTGGCAATCTCTTTACATGCAAGATCCAACTCCAGATGAAGGGGGAATTATAAAGAAGTATTGGTTCCAAGAATGGGAATATCAAGATCCACCGGATTGCGAGTTTATATTACAAACTTATGATACAGCTTTCTCTGTTAAAACGTCAGCCGATTATTCAGTAATTCAAACTTGGGGAATATTCCAACATCTTAATGTAGACAGTGGTGGTGGAGAACATTTAGTTTCTCATTTAATTTTACTTTCTAATAAACGTGAAAGATTAGAGTATCCTGAGTTGCGTAGTACTGCACAAGAGATGTATGATATATATGAGCCTGATGTTGTTATAGTAGAGAAAAAAGCATCGGGACAATCGCTAATTCAAGATTTGAGAAGAGCTGGTTTACCTGTTCTTGAATATAATCCTGATAGAGATAAAGTATCCAGAGTTAATGCATCGACTCCTATTCTGGAGTCGGGACGGGTTTGGATACCGAATAAACCTTTTGCAATGGATCTGGTTAATGAAGCAAGTGCTTTCCCTAACGCAACCTACGATGATCAAGTAGATGCAATGGTGATGGCTATTTTATATTTGAAGGAGTCTTGGAAAGTTGATCATCCCCTTGATGCTTTTCTTATTGATGATATTGATGACGAACCTTCACAACAGAAACGGTTAGGGTATTGGAGATTTTAAATTATGTCTGAAAAAAAGAAAAAGAGTAAGAGAAAAAAAGTAAATAAATTAGGCCGTTTTAGTGATAAAATCGATAGTTGGGATTTAAAGAATTTAAAACCAGTTCCTATGCCGGAACCAAAAGAAATGACTGGAAAGTTTAAACCAGTTCCTATGCCACAATTAGAATGGGAAGATGAAGATAGTGATAAACTACGATTATATAAAACATTGGATAAAGTTATGTCAGGTAATAAGAAAAAGAAATTTTCTCGTGGTGGTGGTGTAGCTATGAGAGGATTAGGGAACGCAACGTATAGCAAAAAGGATATTTAACTATGGCTAAAAGAAAAAGATACGGTACAGGGTTTGGAACAACATCAACTCCGGGTGATGTATTGCGTAGAAAGAATCGAAGATATAATAAACATAGAAATCCACGGGCTGCTTTACAGAGGCTTATGCGTGATGTATTTGGAGTAGATGTTAACGATATGACTATGGATGTTGGTGGGGATATGGATATAGAAGAAATATTAGCTGAAATAATTCCTCCTGATAATGAACGTAGAGCTAATGCAAATAGACAAGCTAGGCTTGCTAAAGTAGCACAAGCTCTTGCACCATCACCAGAGAGAGTACCTCCTAAAAAAGGTGTAAGTCTTCCTCGTGTTTCTCGTGATGAAAGAGCCGCCTCTATAGCCGCTGAAGGATTTGATCCTAGAACGGAAGCACTTCGTAGGTTAGAAGAGCGTGGTGGACTTTCTAGTTCCCAACGTATACCGGGAGAACCTTCAGTAGTAGCAGAAGCACAAGTAACTGAAGAAGATGATAACTCTGGATACTTTATCTCTGACGGTAGTTGGACAGATTCAATACAAGAGGTTATAGAACAAATAAAATCACAGATAGGAAAATATCCTCCAGAATCTGAAAAGAGAATAGCAGATGCAAAAAAAGCACATGACGCGCAAACGAAACGTATGATTGAATTAGCTGGTACTAGAGATTCAGTAATGGATGAACCTGTAAGAGGTTACTATGTAGATTCTCAAATGGATGAACCTGTAATGGATGATAGTGTTTCTGTTGAAAGCTTTATGGATGAACCTATTGATGCTTATGATCCAAATACAGTAATGCAACCTGAAGATTTAAAAGTTGATTATGGTTTTGATATTAGAGCTACTGAACCGGGTATGAGTAGAGGAACAGAACAAGCTGAACAGATGATAAAGGTTATGAATATCGATGAAACTACAGATGAAACTATGGGAAGTATTCCGGGTCTTCATCGTAGTCATCAACATGCAGATTCAGGTTCTCGTGTTAGTGTTGATCCTGTTAAAAAAATGGAAGAGTCGTGGTACGATGCTGAAGGAAATAAAACAAATAGATTAGGTGCTACTATCGATAATTTCTTTCGTGGTATCTTTGGCGGAGCAGAACCCGGAGGAGAAACAAGTCCTTGGGGTATTCTTGCTAAACAAGATTTGACAAAATTTAAGGATGAACCTTGGTTAGCTAAAGGCGGTATGGTAAGAAAGAAATATCGCAAAGGCGGTAAGGTTAAATTTAATTCTGGCGGTACTGTAGGTTGGGGTAAAGCTATTAAAGGTCATAATACTAATAGAGACATTTGTAAGAAGTGTCCTATATAAAAAAAAATGGGAGAAGGATAAATGCCGACAGTAGGGAAAAAAGAATTTACATATGATGATGCAGGATTGGATGCTGCTGCTAAACGTTCAGAAGAAACTGGAGAACCTGTAGTACATGGTTATAAAGAAGGTGGAGAAACTGAATGGGGTGGAGACGTAGCTCGACAAGTACAAGGGTTTGGAGCTATAGTAAAGAAATGATAGACACACCTTTAGTAAAAGATCATGAGCGTTGTCCTAAGTGTGGGAAAGAAGGTTGTACGTGTGACCCAGAGACTTGTGATTGCAAACCTATAGATAACCCTCAAAGTGACATTCATCAAAAAGAACTAGTACATGATTTTGAAGAATAATGTCTAAAACTCCTAAAGGAGCTATAGGATTATATAATAGAAATATAGATTTCTTTAACCAAAGAAAGAAAACTTCTATTGGTAGAAATCATTCTATGATTGGTACTAGTTCTTTAAATAAACACAAACGTAGAAGTTATAAGAAATATAGAGGACAAGGAAAATAATAATGGCTGTTGAGCGAAATCCTTTCGCAGAACAAGGTAATGTTATTAATATGGATTCTGGTGAAACAATTGAATATGAGATTGAATCAGATGATCCTTCTTTACAAGTAGAAGAAATACTGGAAGAAGAACCTTATGATCATTATGAAAATATAATTTATTCTTTAGATAAAGACGAACTTTTAGATATCGCTACAAAAGTTATAGATGCTTATGAAGCAGATAAAGAAAGTCGTGCAGATTGGGAAGAAACTTTTGAACGTGGTTTTGATCTTCTTGGTTTAAAACTAGAAGAAGCCTTTGAACCATTTGAAGGTGCGTGTACGGCTGTCCATCCTCTTATAATTGAATCCTCTGTTAAGTTTCAAGCAAAAGCTATCCAAGAATTATTTCCAGCTAAAGGTCCAGTAAAGGCTCAAGTCGTAGGACACTCTACTCCTGAAAAAGAACAGCAAGCTAATCGTGTTCAAAACTTTATGAACTATCAGCTTACTGATCAAATGCCTGAGTACTTTGATGAACTGGAACGGATGTTATTTCATCTACCTGTTTTTGGATCAGCAATTAAGAAATGTTATTTCGATCCTGCACTTGACCGTCCTGTTTCTGAATTTATTACAATCGATCAATTTGTTGTTTCCAACAATGCTCCTGATTTACGTAAGGCAGAACGATATACACATTTAATTTATCGTTCACCTAATGATCTTAAACGAGATATTGTAAATGGATTTTATGGTCTTCCTGATTATACGGAAGAAGAATTACCTGAACCTATGGAGATTGTTCCAACTAATCTTAGACAAAAGATGGATACAATTTTGGGGATGTCTCCTGATTATACATCTTCCCCTCAATATACTTTATTAGAACATCATTGTTATCTTGAACTAGAAAGTGATGAGGAAGAAGATAGTATTGTAGTTGCTTTACCTTATATTGTAACAGTTGATAAAGATACTAAAACAGTTTTAGCTATTCGTAGAAATTGGAGAGAAGATGATGCAAGAAAAGAAAAACTTACGTGGTTTACTCATTATAAGTTTGTTCCCGGTTTTGGTTTTTACGGATTGGGCTACATTCATTTCTTAGGGAATTTAACAGCTAGTGCTACAGCAGCAATGCGTAACCTTATTGATGCTGGACAATTTGCTAATTTACCCGGAGGATTTAAAGCTCGTGGTGTTCGGGTGGTTGGAGCAAACGATCCAATTGCACCGGGTGAATTTAGAGAAGTGGAAGCAACAGGAGTTGATTTAACCAAAGCTATTGTACCTTTACCATACAAGGAACCGTCTAATACTCTTATGCAAATGTTACAATTTGTTGCTACTACAGGACAAAAGTTTGCAGATAGTACAGAACAAGTTATAGCTGATTCAACTAATTATGGCCCAGTTGGTACAACGTTAGCTTTACTTGAAGCTTCTACTAAATTCTTTAGTGCTATTCATAAACGTTTACATCATAGTCAACGTGATGAATTACATATCTTAGCTCGTATCAATCATGATTATCTACCAGATGAATATCCTTATGATATTCCATTTATAACTGGAAATATATTTAAAAGTGATTTTGATGGTCGAGTAGATATCATTCCAGTATCTGATCCAAATGTTCCATCTTCTGCACATAGAATTGCTGTTGCACAAATGGTACTTCAGTTGGCTTCACAGTCTCCTCCCGGTATGTATAATATGAGAGAGGTTAACAGAACTATTTTAGATTCTCTTAACATAGCTGAACCTACTAGATTTCTTACACCAGAAAAACCTGAACCACAACCACTTGATCCTATATCAGATATTCGCCAAGCAGTTGAAGGAAATCCTATTAAAGCTTTTCCGGGTCAAGATCATAAAGCTCATATTACAATTAAGGAATCTTTTATTGCTGATCCAACACTTGGACAAAATCCTCTTATGGCACAGATCGTACCCGTTCTCCAAGCTAATATACGTGAACATATGATTTTACAATATGAAGAACAGATAAGTGGTATGTTAGAAAAAGGTGTAGAAGCTGCTGGTGTAGCTAGTCCTCAAGTTATTGCTCAGATTACACAAGGAGCGGCTGAAGAAATTTTAGAGAACAATCAACGTATGGCAGAACAAGGTACAGTAGAAGACCTTGAACGTATGACAATTGAACTACAACGTCAGCAACTTGAACTGGAAAAAGAAAAAGTTAAACTTAACGCTTTACATTCTACTGCCAAGATTACTCTTGACGAACAGAAACTAGAATTAGATAGAGATGAGTTTGAAATAGATTCAGCAGATAAACTCGCTAAACTTAAATCAACTAATGAAAATAAAACAAAAGAACTAGATGATAAATTCCTTTTGGAAGTTTTCAAAACTATGATGAAGGAAACTAAAACATCTGTTGAGAAATTAAAAGAAACAGTAGATTTAAGAAAATATAATGAAGGTGGGATGGTTGAAGGTGGTGAAACTCCTGATGTGATGGATGCATTACGTAACTTTTTTGGTCCGTTAGAAGATGAGGTAGTTCCTTCAGGTGCTGATTTTACACCTACTGGTCCTACATCTCAAGAAATGGTTCCTGCGTTTAAAGAGGAAGTTCCTTTAGATGTTGATACTACCATTCCATTACAAGAACAAGTACCAGAAGAAGCTGAATTTATTGTTCCTGATAATCTAGTTCCAGAAAGAAAATTTGAAGTTGCTCCAAGAAAACCGGGTGATGAATACAGCGAAAAATTAGAACCTCATGAAATTGATGCTGGTACTTATGAAGCATTAATAGAAGAAATTCAACCTAAGTCTACATCACGAGATGATTTCTTAAAATGGATGGATGCTATTCATAAAAATGAAAGTAGTAGATCACATTGGGATAGTAAAGGTAAAGTTAAAATAAGTAAGGCTGGAGCTATTGGAGGATATCAACTTACTCCAGTAGGACCGGGGGAACATAAATTTAAGGGATTTTCTCCTTCAGCATCAATGTTACGTGATCCTGAATATAATAAATGGGCTGGTCATACTTATGGTTCTTACCTTCTAGATAAATTTGACGGAAGTCAGAGAGATGCTGCTGTAGCTTATAATTGGGGTGAAGGTAATGCTAGAGCATGGATTGATAATAATCGAACATTAGAAAAATTTAAAGTACCTAAAAAAGATAAAAATGGTAAGATCATAAAAGATAAAAATGGTAAACCTGAAATGAAAGAAATAAAGATACCTGATGAAACTTTAAATTATTTAAAGAAGATGGAAGCACAACTACAAACTGGTGAGGAGATAGTTTAACTAATGGCTATCTCCAGATCAAATATATCTAAAGAAATATCTAAAGGACCAAATAAAAAGAAAATGAAGACTGTAATGGGAGAGTACAAAAAGGGAACATTACGGTCAGGTTCTAAGAAAGGACCAAAAGTTAAATCACGTAAACAGGCAATTGCTATTGCTCTAAGTGAATCACGTAAAAGAAAAAGGAAAAAGAAAGATGGCTGAAATAAAACAGGAATGGGTAGGCGGCAGTGGTAAGTCTGGTAATAACTGGTTTCCAGAAAATTCTGTTAAAGATTTTGGAATAGGTGCTGCTAAACCAGCTAAAAAGAAAATGAAGAAGCAAAGTTCTAATGCCCGTAAAGATGAATCTCTTGGTATGCGTACCGGAAAAGAATCAACTAAGAAACAATCCTTTAAAGATAGGCGTGATGAGTCTTATTGAAAATAGGATACACGGACTTAAAATATGATTACATCTACTAGTACGTTAGTCGATTCCTACTATCTAAAAAAAGAATTAACAAGCGAATTAGAAAATATAAAAAATAGTCTTGCATCTGGAACGTGTACCTCTTATGATGAGTATCGTTATATGGTTGGTGTCTTAGACGGAATGAAGAAACTACTTGATATGATACAAGATTTAGAAAGAAAATATTTAAAGGATGAACTAGAAGATGCAGAACGTTAAACTTGGAAATGCTATAAAGAATGATGATTGGATTACAGAACAATCTATTCCTGATCCTGATCCTTTACCCTTACTTCCCGGTTATCATGTTTTAATTAGACCTGTTGCTATACGAAAAGAAACCAAAGGTGGTATTCTTTTACCAGATCAATTTACTGAAGATGTTAAATATTTAACAACTGTAGGTAAAGTTTTAGCAGTAGGGAGAACTGCTTATAAAGATAAAACAAAATTTCCTACAGGAGAGTGGTGCGGTGAAGGAGATTTTGTAGCTTATGGAAGACATGTAGGACATAAATTTATTTATAAAGGTATACGACTTTTACTTTTATTTGATGATCAAATTATCATGCGTGTTGAAAATCCAGAAGACTTAGATATTATGTACCATTTATCTGCCGATGCAGCGTAATTCGTAGAACCGCTGCCTACGTAAAACAAAGGAGTTATTATGGCTAAAGAAAATGATGGTGGTGGTTGGACAGATATTGATCCTAAAGCTGCTACTACTTTAAATAGTGTGGAGAAAGTAGAGTATAATGTAGAAGGAGAAGAACCTGAAACAGAAGAATCTACACCAGAACCATCTGTAGAAACAAAAGAAGAACCTGAACAGAATTATGAAATTGTTGAGGAAGAAGAAGTTAAAGAAGAACCTCAACAAGAAGAACCACAAGAATTAGAAGGGATAAATAGTAAAGGGGCTGAAAAGCGTATTCGTCAGCTTGTTCATCAACGGAAAGAAAGAGAAGGTCAGATAGAACAAATGGCAACGGAGTTAGATCAACTTCGTTCTGAATTAGTTAAAAACCAACAGACTACAAAGTCTTATGAACTTTCTTCTCTCTCCTCTCGTGAAAATGAATTAGAAGAACGAATTAAAATGGCTGAGTCAAGTTATCTTCGTGCTTATGATGATGGAGAAAAAGAAGAGTTACTTGCCGCTCAGAATATGTTAAACGATGCTAAGACAGATTTAAAAATTATTAAAGCTAGAAAAGCACAAGCAGAGCATAGCCAGAAACAAGAAGATGTAGATAGAACTAAAGAGTATAAGGAAGAACAAACATATCAACCCTCAGATACTCCTCAACAAACTGTTGATCCATTAGCTCAAGATTGGGCAGGACGTAATGCATGGTTTGGAAAAGATGAAGTAGCTACTGCTGTTGCTCTTGCGGTAGATCAAAAATTAAAGGCAGAGGGGTATGATCCTAATACAAAAGAGTTTTATAATGAAATAGATAGACAAGTTCAACAAGAACTTCCGCATAAATTTAATCGTGGGACGGTCAACACGAAAAAACCGTCACAAGTGGTAGCAG